GCGCACCCATGTTGCAGGCGCATGTATACGTCACCGGCGGCGGGGTGGTTCCATTCCACACCGTAGGCGCGTAGATCGGCGCTCCGCACTTCGGACAGCTACCAACCTGAGTCCACATCCGTTACCCCCCTCATCTACTCCCCCTCGCTGGCTCCGCACCACATACAGACCTTGACGTACTGGTGAACCGCACGCCGTCCGCACTTGCCACACTCGCCGGCACCTGGGCCAGCTTGCTCCTCTTGGGTACACTTATGCTCAGCGCCCCGCTGCCGGACAAGCCTCACATAAGCCCTGTGATCTCCTAGGTATCTCTCGTGTGCGCTGTCGCGCCAGCACTTCTCGCACGTCGCCATTACTCCCCCTCGCCGGCTCCCACCCACTCGCGGGGAGCGGCAGGGAATGCCCTCACCGGGTACTTGTCCGCGTTCACGTCCAGACTACTCACGGCACACCGCCCATTGCCTGAAACCAGTAGGCATACGCCCGGTCTACCCCGTCCACGCACGCTTCGAGCCGTCTCGGAGTGCCGTTGAACTCGTGGATCGCCCTCAGAACCACAGGCAATGGAATGTTCCGATCCATCCACTTGCTGACGTAGTGGTATTCGGCGGATGACATGTCTCGCTTGGTCTTGGCCTTCGCTTGGAAGCTGCTCCAGACGGCGGTCGCGTAGGTGACTCGATCTTCGCTTCTCACTACTCGCTCCCCTCCAACCATCTAGCCCACAGGGTCAAGGGGTTCCCTCGTATGCTGGTACGCCCGCAGCACAGCGGCCATACTCGCCGACCGCTCCAACGACTTCTCCAGATAGACCCTTCGTAGCTCGTCCTTCAACAACTTGACGGCACCACGATGAGCCCGCGCCGACTCATTCCATCCGATGAAGAACCCGAGCACCGCCGCAAAAATCACCAGTACCAGCCAGATCACGGCTCCCCCCTCAGCGTGTACAAGCCCCCCTGGTCGTCCTGCTCGCACTCGATCCGGTACCCCTCGTCACGCAACTCCCGCAAACGGCTGCTGAAACCAGACCCCCCGATCACCATGAGATCAATGGTCCGCGCCGGCCCCATCCTCAGCCTGTCTAGGATCTTGACACGCTTCCCGTCACGCTTGGCCGATTCCTTGGCTACAGACGGCAGGAATTCACGCCTAGATGCCCCTGTCGCTTCGCAGGGCGCCGTTTCCGGGGCTGTAGCGAACAACGGCAGGTGTTGGGCCGTCCGGTAGTGAGAACTCAATCTAGCCCCTCCGCGTCGAGGATCGCTTTCCCGACCGCCGCCGCGCACTGCGGGACGACGGAGTTGCCCAGCGCCTTCAACGCTTCCCTCCGGTGACGGGAGGTGATGCGGCCAGCCACCCAGTCGGGAAGCCCATCAACTGAGACACCCAGGCGGGGTTGAGTGAGCCGCTCGCCCGACTGTCCTCGCCCGTCGCCGTAGGCCACTGCCGCACCTGCCCCCCAAGCAGCAGTTCGCCCTTCCGCTTCTCGCCCCGGCTCGTCTGACCGCCGTCCATCGTGTTCGGCGTCGCCCAAATACGATTTGCTATCTCCACCTGAAGCCCTAGCGTCACCGACTGATGAACTCCGCCACTGCGGTATAGACGCTCGCCAAGTCGAAGTTTGCCGTCCTTCGTCGCAAGCGTCTCGATTCGCGGACCCGCTTCCTCCCGCGTTGGGGATCGCCAGTCGTGCCGCGTTACCGCCCGCCCCAACTCGTTCCCGGTCGGCCCGTTCCTGCGCGGGTTGCCCTCGTTGTCCATCCCGTGAACGGTGGGCCACGAGCCAGATCCGGTCCCGCCGGTGCGGAGCCCCGACATGTCGGGCGCCAACAACGACCGGCCAGACTTCGTAGCCCGCACCCTCAAGCTCACAGCACACCCAATCAAGCCCGTGAGGCTCGAGGCTAGCGAGGCCGAGAGGGTTCTCTGCCACGACCCAGCGGGGACCAACCTCGCGGCACACGCGGAGAAACTCAGGCCAGAGCCATCGCACGTCAGCACTTCCCTGCCGTCGTCCTGCCACACTGGCCGGCTGACAGGGCGGGCCTCCGGCAACAACGTCAACTGCGCCGCACGCTGCCTTAACCGCATCGCCCGTCACCTCGCGGATGTCGCCCCAACGCGGCAACTCCGGCCAGTGCTGCTCCAACCAGAACCGGCACGCGGGGTCGATCTCGCACTGACCGACCGTCTCCATCCCGGCCCACTCCAGGCCAAGGTCGAAGCCGCCTATGCCGGAGAACAGAGAGAGAACGCGCATTCACGGCCTGCACCATGCCCGCAGCGCCCGCTTGGCCTTGGCGAGATGCGCCTCGGCTCGGCTGATCGCCTGCAGCGCCCGGCGAGGATGGTCGCGCATAGCTTCAGAGCCCGCCATGTCCGCCACGCGCGACACATGGAACAGCACGGTCACGGCTGTCCATCGAAGCTTCGCGTCTCGCTTGTTGAGGGTCATGCCTGTGTCTCCTCGCGCAACTGCCGGGCCGGGGCCTGTGACTCCCCCCGGCCCGGCACGCTCTGCCCTCCGTCCGGGGTTAGGCCATACGACTCCTTTCCCAACACGGTCGGACCATCCGATCCGCGACGACACACACGCTCGCTCATGCCCCTGCCTCGATGTCGGCCGCGCTTATCTGCTCGCGCACCAGATCCGCCATCTCGCGCAGAACTTTCGTTCGTGCGGCGGCGTAGGCGTAGGCAGCGGCGGCAGCGGCGTCGGCGACGGCGTAGGCGGCGGCGGCGTCGGCGTCGGCGGCGGCGTAGGCGGCGTAGGCGGCGGCGGCGGCGGCGGCGGCGTAGGCGGCGTAGGCGGCGGCGGCGGCGGCGGCGTCGGCGGCGTAGGCGTAGGCGTAGGCGGCGTCGGCGGCGGCGTAGGCGGCGTCGGCGGCGTCGGCGGCGGCGTAGGCGGCGTCGGCGGCAGCGGCGTAGGCGGCGTAGGCGGCGGCGGCGGCGGCGTAGGCGGCGCGGACCTCGGTAATCGTCGCCTCCCCGCGCGCCCATCGCTCAGCCGTTTCAATGGCCTTAGCCGGTCGCTCCTCTCCCACAGGAATACGCTTGAGCGCCGTCCGCGCGCACGCGCACGCCGCGAGCACAACACGCTTGCGCGGCATCCGCTTCGCCGCCAACCAGAGCATCCAGTCCGCCCGCTCGCACTGCGTCCATGCTTCTGCGAGCGTCTTGCCCTTGCTCCATTCGACCGCTTCCGGACAAGCTCCGACGCGCTTCAGGTACCGCGCCAGCTCCTTAGCGTCCATCCTCGTCACCCCCCATACGACGCACCACACGACTCCGGTACAGCAGATCCACCAACCCCAGCAGGATCGAAGCGAGGAACCAGACGCACCCCTCCACAAACAGGCTCGGGAACTCAACGCCGGGGATCACAGAGTCCTCCCCAGCGCAATCAGCCAAGCGATCACGCGAGTCGATACCCGCGATGCCCACACTCGGGGCAATGGACGTTCTTTTGCGGAGGATTGCTCGCAAGCGTTACGCATGGATCGCTGTCCCATAGCTCTCCACCGCACTTCGGGCACTCAATCCCGTTTGCGTGTGGCAGTTTGAGCATCCGGGCGGTTTTGTAGGCGGCACGGCGATCCTTGTTCCACTGCTCCAGCGTCTTCATCACTCCCCCATCCGCGCATACCGTGCCAGCGGGATATTCACTTCTGCGATCGACATGCGCAGCGTTCGTGCCCGGCGCGTTCACGCTTCACCCCCATCTGGGGGATCGGGAATCACCAGCACCGATCCGATCAGGCTCCCCGTCGCGCAGCCTTCCTTGATCCAGTCCACATATCGACTGAACTGCTCTTGCTCGACTACCGTCGTCGGATCGTCCTCGAACAAGCTCGACCCAATCACGGTGTAGACGGGATCGAGAATCCCTACCCGTCGGGCCTCACGCTTCAGCGCTTCATGGACCGTCTCAGGATCGTTCCCCGTCTTATCGCAGATCGCACGATAGACGACCCCCCAGAGGTAGGAGTTGCTCTTGCCGGTGCGCGTCTCGCACGGACCCTTGTGGACCGACACCCACACCTCAGAACCACGTTGACGCCAGAGACGCTCCCGCACCACCGGGACCAACCGTCCCTCGGCGTCAACCGTGGCCCTGAAGCGTGACATGGCTAGAACGGCACCTCGTCCGAATCGCTGTCGGCCGGGGGGGTTGGCTCACGCCTCGACTGCGGCCGCGCTGATGTGTCGGGCGGGTCGATGCGGATGCAGTCCACCCGCTTCCCCTGGAAGTCCGTCTTGCTCGGGTACAACACCACCACCGTCCCCGGCCAGTCGTCCGTGTCGTCGCTGCCGTTGATGCCCCACACGCTGTTCGCGTTCGTCTTGTTCAGCACCAGGGCGCGGTCCTTGCCACGGAAGTGGATCACCGGCTTCTGGTCGCCGCCGATGTCCTCCATCTCCACCCGCTCGATTGTCACCTGCACGCGACGGCCCTGGAGATCCGATGCCTTGAGATACGTCCCCGGAAACGCACTCCCGATCTTCATTTACTCCCCCCCTCTGAATCCAGCGAACGGATCACCCGTCCCCGGCCCGTACCCCTTCGCCCTGCGCCGCAACAGCTCGCGCCCTTCACGCGCATACTTCAGTTGCATCTGCCGCAGCCGCAGCTCGCCACACGTCGGACAGTGCCCCACCACGTCAGGCTCCACGGAGGGATCGCGCGTCCACTCATCTCCCACGCGGACCCGACCGCAGTACTGGCACTGGCAGATGAGATCACGACTCATGCGCTTCCGCCTCGGCCCGCGTGATGTAGAAGTGAATGCCGCCACCACACTCGTTGGTCCAGTCCCCGTCCCACTTGTCCGGCCGCACGATCTGCCCCGTCTCGTAGTAGAAGCCCTCAGTGTGGCAACTCTCAGCCTTCATGTTCGGCGGGAACGTCGCCATTACCACCGCCGCCTCTGCGCGGCACTTCCGTCCGAACGCATGCGACCGCTTCGCGGCGAGCGGGATCAGGAGTTGAACGATCACACCTCGGCGGCACTTCTTCCAGCCGATCAGGTCGCCTTCGGGCAGGATGCGCGTTCGCGCTATTTCCAGATCACCATTTTTCGCGGCCTGGGGGTTCGCGCCCCGGAGGTCCGCGGCCTGGAGGTCCGCGCGCTGGCCGCCACTGAAGTACAGCCACTTGACGTGATTCTCAAGGATCTCGCGCCACTCGTCGGCTATCGGTGTCTTACCGATCCAATCACTCATTAGCGTTCCTCGCTCGGGTGGCTCAACGCACTCTTAATCGCCGCGATCCGACCCTCCCACCAGGTGACCTCTCGCACCGGATCGCGGCGGCGCCGCTTGATCTCCAGCAGCTTCTCCGCGTTCAGCAGCGTCGCCTGCATGTTCGACCGATGCACCTCGGCTGCCGTCTGCCCCTCACCCGCGCAGGACGAGCACCAGCCGCCGAAAACACTCGTGTCTGGCCTACGCTCTCCGCAGTTCATGCAGGGCTTCCAGCCAAACGGTGCCGGCCCCTCAAGCCTCTCATCCTCCATGCACGCTGCCCAGCCAAAAGTTTCCGGCTCCTCAGCGCTCATTGCCGATCCTCCGGCCACCTTGCCAGCGCCTTGATCTCCCCGTCGAGATTCTGGCAGCAGTGCTGCAGCTCCAACGAGATGTTGTCGAGCACGTCCTGCGTCCGACCGGGCTCGTGATACTCGAGCCGCAGAAACTCGATCTGCATCCCGGCCTTGTAGAGCGCATCCAGGGCCGTCTTCAGCGTGGGCTTGTCACTCGCCATCGGTCGCCTCGGGCTCGTAGTCACGGCACTCGTCATCCTCGCGGAATCTGTGCCGGATCTCCTCCATGCGGTCGAACTCCTGCGCGTCGTACATCTCGATGATCGCCCAGTCCTCAGGGCTCAGATCCTCGTCGAAGATCGGCATGGCGCTACTCCTTGTCCTTGGCGTGCTCGGCCGCGCGGCGCCGCACCTCGGACAACTGCCTCAGCACCTCGCCCACCGGGGACCCGTCCCGGAGCGCGGCGTGGCGACGCTCCTCGGCGTCCTTGCGGGCGTGCCACGCCGCCGCAGCCGACAGCACGCGGCGAACGACATCCTCGCCCATGGGTCCGCAGTCCCCGCCGTAGAACTCGAACACCCCGGCGCACTCACGAACCAGCTCGGGGTCGGGCTGCCAGTCCTGACGGGCACGGTCCATCAAACGACGCTCCACCCGCATGGACGGCCTGGTCGGCGTGTCGTCCTGGCTCACTTCTTCCTCCTCTTGGCCTTGCGGGCCTTCGCCAGCGCCTTACCTACACGCTTGCGGTCCTCTGGAGTGGCCTTCGCCCAACGCTGCTTGTTGAGCAGGCGCATGGCCTCGCTGATCTTGGCCGCCGCTTCGTCCTCCAACCTCTGCCACTCGTCTCCCATGGCCGACAATCTAACGCCATGTGCGGGACATGTCAAGGGCTTTTGTGCGGGGCATGGAGAAACATTCTTAATGTTTTCGGGGGACACCTCCGCCCTTCCTCGTCCGTCCGTACCCTCCACGCCGCCAGCCCTCAGCCGGTTAGGGCTCTTTGCTGGCGATTAGCCTTTGACGCTTCTCCAGTTACGGGACGGATTTGGAACCGGGGCGCAGGGCGGATGCCAGATCCACGATACGTTGTGCCCGCAGAACGGGACCACTGGCGCGTTGCCCGGTAGAGCCTCCCCCTCGCGGGGGCAGTAGAAGCTTTGACTGAGAGTCCGGCTGTTTGCTGGTACGGTAGGTCCGCGCCTTCGTCTTTGGGTTCCCCTCAACCAAGGCTGAAAAGATTGGGGCCGAGGGCTTGCGGTATCTTCGGAAACGATGTATTGTTTCTCTGTCACCGACTGCACCTCGGTGGCTCCCGCCGCTCCCCCCAGTTGTTAGAAGCTCTGGGGTGGAGCCCTGTCCGGCGAGCGCCGTTCTACGAAGTCTACGCCCTGAAACGGCTCAGAACAAGCACTTTCTTGACGGGTGTGTCAAAATGACAACGGGACAGGCCGGCCAGGGCGTCCGATACCCTGCTTTCCCGAGCGGGGGATTTGCTCTGGCCGGCCGATTATCCAGCTTACTTCTTCGTCTTCGACTTCGGACGCTTCTTGCTCCCGCAAGGCATACCGCTACCTCCGCGAAATCCGCATGTTGTGGACCGCCGCGCCACTGTAGAGCACGATCAGCCCAATCCTTAGCCCCTTAGCCAGCCTCGGCTTGCTTCGCTCGACTCTCCGCGTACCAGCGATCACGAGCGCCGTCCCGGCCGTCTTCAGCAGGACGCGGGTTCCGGTCCCCCGCAGGAGCGGGTTGCCCTCGTAGCACGTCCCGCATGCCCTGAGGCCATACTCCGTCGAGGCCAGATCGGCCAGGCTCGCCACGATCAGCCCGCGCTCGAGCCCATCCGCTTGCACCGCTGGCGCCGCCAGGGCCAGCAGCAAGAGAAGCCAAGCCACCCTCATACGGTCGCCGCGTTGCCGCTGCGGAGCGCATAGTACGTCAAGTCGTTCATCGTGACCGAAGTCACCGTGTTCGCGGCGCAATAGAGCGTGATCGACTGGTTCGATGTCCATGCTACCGTCCCTATGGTGGTATAGACCATGTAAGGGTCGGCGTTGTTCCCTGACGCTACACCATGCCAGAAGACGCTTGAGATAGAGCCCGTGGTCGAGGTCCGGCGCCGGATCACGATGCGAAACGGCACCACATGGTTCGCCACGTTCGCGGACGAGCTCCAGACCGTGACGGCCGTACCGCTCCCCACCTGGACCTTGACCGTCTTCGCGTCCCCGTTCGCCGCAACGCTCATCGTGCCTTCGATGACGAGCGCATTCCCAGCGGCGCCGATGTAGTTTGCTGGCAGGTAGACGTCATAGGACGTGAGCTCGGTATCACCGCCACCACCGGCATTGCTCTGGCCGCTGCTGAATGCAATCGTCTTCAGCGCGTCCTTGGTGTGGGCCTGGGGTGAGGACAACGGAAATACCAGCGTGGTGGTCGAGTCCGCGATGCCTACCGCATAGGGCATCTCGAAGCCGGCCTCGGGCGTCGGCGCCGGAGTCTCGAGCGCCCCCGCCGTGTCGCTCATGTAGTAGATCGTCCCGGCCGTGAGCGGACCCGCCAGCGTCACCCGTCCCGACCGCCTAACCGCCAACTCCTCGCCCACGGTCGCATCGTTGAGCGCGAATCCCCACGCGGGGACCTCGGTAGACTCCGCGATGACGAAGTTGTTGGTGAGATACCAGCGACCAGCGGTCCCTCCCGTGCCGTCCTCGAGATAGACCAGCTCGCCCTCATCAATCGTCTCGCCGGCTACTCCGTCGATGTCCACGTTGGAGCCGGCGGAAGGCACCTGCTCGACGTTATCCTGGGTCCAGAGAGGCGAGGTCGGGGGATCGGTGTCGGTCGAGGGGGCCAGGACGAACGTGAATGAGCCCGGAGGTAGGAAGATCGTGCAGCGGCCCGCCGAGTCGAGGATGATGGGGTTCGTGTTGGCCGAGGTCAGGTCAACATCGGTGTAGCTGTTTGTCTTCGTCGTCGTCCCGGTCTCATAGACGAACAGCTTGTGTGCGACGGCGGGAGAGCCGTTGTTGTCAGTGAAAAAGTGCTTTGGGAAGGGTGCGATAGTGCCGGGCATCTGTTATCCTTCCATCGCCATGATTGCGCCACTTGGCTGGATCGTCGGAGGCTTTGGCCTTGCCGTTTGCGTCTGGTTCTTCTTGATCTTCATGGATCGAATCGCTGACATGGGGCAGAACATCTCTATGGCGCAGGCGCGGAAGCAGTCTCGGGCGATGCATCTTCGCTGGTTGAAAGAGCAATCACAGCCGCCCGGATCAACTGCGGAGAAACCTTAGCCGCTGCCCCTGCCGAACTGTACATCCCTCGCGCCAGCATCGATTTCACCGCCGGAGAACGGTCGATTAGGGCCGCAAGAAACGTCGTCGGATGGTTCGTCACCCAAGCGAAACCTACCGGATCACGATTGCCGGACATCGCCACGCGTCGCCCAAGGGCTTCCTTGGCCAAGATGAGGCTCGACTCCTGGGCATTGAGTCCGGCGATGCTCGGCACTTCCTTGGCGATTTCCTCCTTGAGCCCACGAGCGAGCGCCTTCTGCGTCTCAACCGCCGCCGAAGATAGTTGCCCGTAGTTCTTTCTAATTTGCTGATAGGTGCCCGTCTTTATCGCCTGGGCCTGCGGCACGGTTAGATGTGTTGCGCCCTCTAGAAATTCTTGAGTTCCGGCCTCCACGGCCGCCAGATCCTTAGTCGGATTGACCTGCTCAGACAATCGCTTGGCGAGAGGTGCTGTCCGTTGCGCGACGGAAGCTTTGGAAATGAGTCCGTGCGAGCCTTTGATAGCCGCCGCAATCTCCTCGTTTTTTGCGTCTAGCAAACGATTTAGCTTTTCTAGCCCACGAGGCGAGACATTAATACCTTCATCGAGAAGCACCTTGACGATTTTCGGAGTATTGGGCGCCATCTTCAAGGTCGGCTTGACCGCCGACTGCATGAGGGCCCCAGCACCAGACGTGAGCGCCTTGCCAGCCACTCGACCTACGAGTTGCGCCCCACCCTGTATTGCAGCCTCACCCGCAATGTCTTGTGCGGCCCGAGCTGGCGTCTCTGGAGCGGAAGCCCCCAACGCGCGCCGCCCTAGTTGTCGTAGTGCTTCGCCACCAGCTCCCCCTAGCGCCGCTCCTCCGGCCGCAGTAACAATCCCAGGGGATGCCACGGCACCACCGAGCATGCCCCCAACAGCAGGCAGGGTATTCAATGCCTGCAAGACAGATGGCCCGCCGAGTACTGGCTTCGCATACCAAGGGGCCCCGCCGATGGTTTCGGCTCCGGCAGCAGCAGCATGAAGTCCTTGCGGGGAGGATTGCTGAGACAGAAAGGTCAACAAGTCCGCCTCGGTCGGTGGCGCATCTGCCTCGACGTCGAATTCTCGCCCGTCTTCGAGTTCGATGCGATACTTGGGCATCTTATTTGATCTCCGTCACCGACTTGATCTTGACGGGAGTTGAAACATTGCCCTGAAGCGCCGCCCCAAAATCATAGTCCTCAAGCACTAGCTCTCGAGGGATCTTGTAACGATCAGCGGTCTTTCCGATCCGCTCCTTAACTGCTTGCATGTGCCCCATCTGCCCGCGCGTCATCTCTCGGGCTAGGCGGGCGAATTTTTCGAGTTCTGCAACAGGTACCCCTGCGCCACCCTTTTGCAGGCGTTCATAGGCACCTTTAATTTGCGCCAATAGCGCCTGTCCGGCTGCGCTACGAGCATACTCAGATTCCCGGACCACTGAGGTCGGGTCAAGGATCTTCTGAAAGGTAACCAAAACGGCCTGCGAGCCGGCGGCCATGTCTCCACGTTTCGCAGCTTCTAGGCCGGCCTCCATCAACTTAACCTGACGTCCAAGTTCACCGGTTGCCTTGGATGCCGTTGTCCATTGATTCGACAGGCGATTGATGATGTTGGATTCGGCCGTGGGGCTTAGCTGTGGCGAGGCAGGCAGGCGATCATCGGCCTGCTGATATTCCTTGCGCGCCGCAACGATCTGTTCAGGCGTGGCCCCTTGCGGGTGCTTCTTCATCACGTAATCTTCAAAGCTTCCCGCCGCTATCGATTTTGGGGTGTCAGCCTTCGGCGCATTCCACGCATCGTCAAGCTGCTGGATGCTCTGCACCACCTGCTGCCCGAGCTCGGGAGTGTACTGCTCTGGCATCTTCCAGCCGAGCAGTTCCTTCGCGCCCTTCCCGAACGCAGACCGCAACCCCGCCCAGTTTTGCTCTACGTACTGCGGCCCGGCCTTCTCGAGCACGCCGCGCATCCCATGGACCATCATGGCGAAGTTCTTGGGATCGGTCGGCTTCTCCGGCTGCTGCTGTTCCTCGAACATCGCAGCCACACCTGGAGCCACCTTCGCCGCCCACTCCGGCCCGCCCACCTGAGCCAAGCCCATGAACAGCGCCTTCCGGTCCTTGCCGTCCCACCCGCCGATGATCTCGTTGAACAGTTGCCCGCGCCTCGTCTCCATCTCCTGCTGCTTCTGTTGCTGCTTCTGCGCGGAGTAGTCCTGTACCGCCTGCCCAGCGATGGCGCCGATGTTCTGGATTGCCGGAGCCCAGGCGTTCGCGGACATCACCGCGCCCTGCGCCGCGATGTCGCCCTGCCCCTGCAATAGGTCCGCTATCGTGTCCCCGTAACGGCTCCGATACGCCGGCATCTGAGGCATTGGCTTACCCGTAGTAGGGCGGCGGGGTACTCAGCAGCCCATAGATGTTGTTCTCCCGCTGCAGGTACTTTGCCAAATCACCGCCGAACTGCGTCTTCCAGCGGTCGAAGTCGGTCCCGTAGACCGTCTGCCAGGAGCCATACGACGGCGCAAACGCATCCTTTTCGCCCTGGTACTGCGCCCCCCATGTCTGGAGCGCGCGGTCGAACATGTTGCCGTATTCCTGGCTCGCGGCCTGCTGGCCGTAATCGATGATGTCCTTCAGCGTCCCGCTCGTGCGGAGCGTGCCACGCGCCGAGGCGGATCGCTCGAGCGCATTCTGGCCTTCCTTCAGCCGCCAAAGGTACGAAGGATCAGTCCAGACGTCCCCGGGGAGGGGGGCCTTGAACGGAGTGTAATGAAAGGCCGGGGCGCCGCCAAAGCCGGTCGTCGGGCCGCTGTAGCTGCTCCCGGCGCCGTAGGCTCCACCGCCGCCATATCCGCCGCCACCACCACCGGCCCCATCACCAGCAATGCAGGGGTCGGTTTCGTTGGGACCGCTCGGAACCATCCCGGGCGGGCATTCGGTCGGCTTGTCGTAAAGGCCCGGGGCGCCGCGCGAGCTACGATAGCGGCCCGAAGCGGGGTCGAACCACTCGGCCCACCGCTGGAAGTCGGGATCTTGGAACCGCTGATAGTCCTCAGCAGTCCCCGTATTCTGCGCGTACTGCTGTGCCTGTGCCGCTGTTGCTGGGGCACCAGACTGCCCTACGGCTCCAGCCGCGACGGCGTTCTGAAACCACTCGTCCATGAGGTCGGCGCCGCCCCATGAGGCGGTGATCCGCGCCTGCTCGGCTGGACTGAACTGGTTGAAGTAGGCCTGAGCCGCCGGGCTCGCCATCCTAGTACCCTCCCGAGGCGTATCGCCGCATCATCGCGGCACAATGCAACTCCGACCGCCCCAGCCGTTCCTTGATGGCCTCCCTGATTCTTCGGATGCCGGCCCTTCGACAGTCTTTGCAGAACTGGTGCCCACAGACGTCACAGACTGCGGTCCCGTTCTCGGCGCCGCACATACAGCAGCGGAGACAGCCCCGGTCCCGCACGTAAGCACAGCCGTTAGGCCTGCTGGAGCCCATAGGATTCCCAGTCGTTCCAGCGGCCCGGCCTCGTCATCGCCGCCTCGCGCTCGGCCATGATCCCGGCGAGCGTTTGGTTGGGGATCTGCGCCGTCCCGGCCGAGACGAGGGCGCCGGGAGACAGCGGCGCCGTTGCCCGGAACCCGGCGCCGGAGGTTGCCTGCGGCGCCGTAAGTGCAGGCACGCTCACGCCATATCTCTCCAAAAGGCTCGCACGGCCGGCGTTCCATTGGGCCAGCGCGCGCTCGTAATCGGCGCGGTTGCGGGCCTCCTGCTCTCTGGCATAAGCCAAGGCGGCATCATTTGCGGCCGTCTGGGCCCTAGTCGCATCTTTCGCCGCCGATGCCTGCTTGTGAGCCCCATATGCTTGTGCTCCAGCAGCAAGGCCAGAGCCGATCAACAATGCAGCCGTGGTTCCGATTGCCATAGCTACAGACTCCTCTGATACGAGGTTTCGACGGCCCGATACCCCAGCCGTTCATAAAGAGCGCCCACCCTCGGATTCGGCGCAACCATCTGAATCGCGCGAGCGCCCTGCTCGCGCGCCCATCCCTCAGCAGCCGAAAGCAACTCACGCCCGATGCCGCGCCGCTCTGGATCAACCCACCAAACAAGCTCAAACGCCATCGGTATGCCAGAGTATGGATGCTCTTGAACCACCAAGGCGATCATACCCGTAACGTCTGGGCCATCTTCTGAGAGGAGGATGACGCCCTTCGGGTTTGAAGCCACACCAACCACCGTCATGCTGAGCCGCTCCATGCTCAACTCAATAAATTCTCCATAGGTTGTCTCGCGAACAAAACGCTGACCCATTTCGATGATGCGTCCGATATCGTCTGGCATGGCTGCCCGGATTGCGCTCATGCCGCGATTCTCTCACACGCGATATCGAGGCTGTACTTCATTTCCCCAGCCCCGTTGCTCGCGTAGGTCGTCGCATAGGTCAGGTCCGAGTCGGCGTCGATTCGCACTAGGTAGCTCGCAGTCTGCCTCGTCGTCGTCGTATTCCCCGTCATTGCGGCCCCCGCCTGGCTCTGCGCCACCGCGCCATCTGTCCAGGCAATCGTCACCGTGAGCGAACTCGACGTGACGGCTGCTGTCGTGATCCGCGCCGCATACGTCACGCGATACAAACCAGCAGGAAGATGCTGAAACCCGCTGAGGTCGGTCGCGGTGATGCTTGCATCCTGCTCCTCGAGCGAGGTCACATTCATGATGTTCGGGATACTCGCTAGAGTATCTGTCAGGCGAGCAAACCACGACGCCCACGAGGGCGACAGCATTCCGCCTGGGCCGGCGATAACGTCATGGCCCGGATACGGCTTGCCATGGTCGAGGAACTTGGGCAGCGCCATTAGGTGCCCTTCTCTGCCTGAAGGTAGGCCCCCGTGATCCGCCATGGAATCGGATCGGTTACGCTCACCTCGAACACGCGGCGCCGCCCCATGCCCGTTCGATTCCAGCGAATGCGCCGCGAGTACTCCCCCGTCTTCCCGGCCGAGCGCCAGATTTCAGCGACCCAGGTCCGTCCGCCGTCATTGCTGATCCGAAGCATCACCTGCGGATCGGTTCCCGGCCAGCCGATGTATGCCGGATCGGGCTGAACCCAACTTTCATAGTCGGGGCCGATGTATGCCGCACCAACATAGACCAGATCGGTGAACGTCAGCGAACCTAACGGGCCTGTCACCGTCAGACTCACTGAATATGTCCCATCCGCGGTGTAGGTATGCGACGGGTTCTGACTGGTCGAAGTCGCGCCGTCCCCAAACGTCCACGCCCATGAGTCGGCATCGCTAGACGTGTCGTAAAAGTTCACCGTGAGCGGCGCCACACCATAAGCGGGCATCACACGCACTGCCAGGTCCATGGGTCAGGACCCGAGATGACAGATGCGCCCGTCGCATTGTCCGTGACGATCAGTTTGGCCTCACCGGTACAGATCCCGTCTTCTGCTATATCGTATAGCCATTCCCATATCCCGATTTCATCGGTACTGGTGAAGTCCGGCGCATTCTCTGTGCCTCCATGCTCGGTCCACGCAGTCCAAAGGTAGGAGTAATCTCCCGAGCCGTTGGTCACGGTCGGCGTAAGCGTCAGCGTTCCACTATCGGGGCCAAACGCGCCAGTAGAAACGGCCGTGAACGATGCCGACAGCCCACAAACCGAAAGGGTGAGATTCAGAACTAGCGTCCCGGGACTAGTGAAGACGCCAGTGCCCGTTGCTGTTCCGGTATCTTCAGCACAGTAGAAAACATCGTCAATCTCGATAAAGGCGTGAGCCGTCACCTCGCCATCCGGTACCCCCTCGAGCTCGTACTCGCCGTCTTCATCTGTCGTGGTCGTCCCTACGTCCACACCGTCCACCTCGACGATGACCTCTACATCAGGCACAGGATCGCCGTCTAGAGTCACCTCGCCGCTCACGGTGGTAATGACCGGGATCGCCTGGAACCCGACGTGTCCCGCCTGCAACCCGAGTCCGGGCTCGATATCAAGCTCCAGCGCCGAGTAGAAGACGCGGGCGTTCTCCTCGTTGATCGCCGGGGCTCGCCTCAGGCGCCGGATGAGCCGTCCATCCACGTCTCGATTCAGATCCGAGGACATCCGATAGACGTTGCCGTTGGACGTGTCCAGCATCCGATGCTCGCCAAAGGCATAGGCATAGAAGCGAGGCCGCCATGCCGAGTAGGCATTCGACGCCGGGTTCCATGTCCCCCGCTCGTGCCATAGGCCCGTTTCGGCGTCTAGCGCCCACGTCACCCCGTCGAGGTCGAAGTTGAGCAGGTAGAACGAATGCCCCGCATCGGTGTAGGCATCGGCCACGGCCGTCGTGATGCTCTGATATCCCTGCATCGCCTTCTCGAGCGGGTACGTCGAGACGACTTCGGGCGCATAGCCCGATGCGCGCAGTACGCAGATGCGGCCGTTTCGAGAGTTCCCCTGCCAGAAGATCGTATTGCCGAGCACCTTGGCAGACCACGGCGAGGAGATGCCGAACTCAATCACCCCAGCCGGCGCCGGAGCGAACGGGAACCGTTCCCCCGTGTTGTGCCACGGCTCTGATGTGTACTCACCAAAGAGCCAGACCGTGCGTCCATTGACGGCCATCGAGCGCCAGCGATCCGAGCCTAGGGACCGCTGCGCGAAGGTTCCTCCGGTGTCCCAAGTAGTTCCATCATAGAGATCCGAGACGTAGAGCGTGGACGTGGACGTATCCAGCGTGAGGAAGTAGCCGTCGAGATGAGCGCCAAAGTGTGCCTTGCCAGCGAGTGCCGCGATTGGGGCTATCGCCGTCGATGGTGTCGTGCTGATATCGACAGAGTACCCATTACCGCCAGCCGTAACGAATAGTTGCGCTCCCCCATCTCCGTTATAGGAGATCGTTGCCGGCAACCCATCCACCGGATCCCCCGATATCTGGGATGCCGAAAGAATACCGCTCCGACTGAACTCATAGAACATGTCTCCGATGACGGCGAATTCTCTACCGTTGACGGAGTAGTGTGCTCGCCCCGGAGACGCCTGAACCGTGAGCGTGGGAAACCCTGGGGCACCAACAAGAGGAATAACCTCGACGCCCGGGGTCGGATACAGAACCCTCCGCGCAGTCGCGCCCTGAGACTGCAGTACTTCGGGATACCAGTTGATCGTCCGCTCGCAATCGGCGGTGATCGCCTGACTCTCGTAGCTTCCACCGAAGAAGGCGTCGAACTTCATTCGCCCACCTGGATGTCGAAGCTACCCCCTCCAGCGTGTCCAAGGGCTCCGGCCTCGAACGTCATCTCGTTCATACGGAGATTCGCCCTCCGTACGATGGCCTCTGCCTGCATCGCCTGCTCGCGCAGATCCCCACTGATCGGCCGGTTGTAGCTTGACGCCAGCTCGAGCGCGAGCCGTTTCTTGATCATCTTCCGGTAGCCCGGAGGCAGACTCACCGTGTCGTCGATCCCCGAGAACTCGGCGACCGCCTGCGGAGCGTAGAGTACGCCTGTAAGCGTCGATCCCGTTGGCTTCGGCCAGAGCGTCAGCGTCCCGGTCGGAAATGTGGGATTGTAGTACCAGTGCGTCGGCTCGGTAGACTCCTGCGCCTTGACCGCGAGCTGCCGGTACTCGTCGTCCGTCATCATCTCGAGCGGAATCTCGTTGTTCGGGCTGATCGTCGTGTCGAGGTACTGCACCCCGTCGATGTAGACAGGCCTCGCCACGGCAACCGTCCCCGTAGTCCCGACCGTATAGGTTTGGGTGCCAGAGACAATAGTCCACGTCGTCCGCGTGGTCCTGTGGATCTTGAGCCGCTCAGCGGCCCACTGGTCTACAAGGTCGTTGAGTTGGGTCAGGCCGTCAATGATCTCTTGCGCGGAGGGTGTTTCGCCTTCCGCGATGACGCCAAGCTCCCTCAGCGCATCGGTGACGAGATCCCTGACCTCAGCCACATGCGACTCTTACGCCGCTGCCTTCGGCTTGCGGCCTCGACGCTTCGGCGCCTCGGGGATCTCCGGCTGATGACCGAAGTTCTCGGCCTCAAACGCGGCCTTCTCGGCCAGCGCCTTCTCGCTCATGCTCCGATCGCGGAAGTTTGCTTCGGCCGCCGCCTGGCCGATGGCCTTGTCCAGCGCCTCAACGTACTCCATGGCGCCGGCCTGCGTCTCACGCCAGCCCTCGGCCTCGAGCGCCTTCTGCTCCTCGGGGCTGTTCACTTCCTTCTGGCAGGAAGCCGTGAATGCCACAGCGGCCTGACAGGCACGGTCCCATTCGTTCATGTCCACGAACCCGAACTGCGCCGGCGCCGAGTCGGCCACCGCCCACTTGCCGGTGCGCGTCCGATGCGCCTTGTAGAGCATCTTGGGATACTCGCGCTTGTGGTATGGGTTCCCGGGCTGGAGCCCCTCGGCCACAAACTTGGTGGGAAACTGCTCCCACTTCGCCAGTTCCTTCTGTGTCTCGCTATGGAACATCGAGCCCCCTTCTAGGTCGAAGACGTCGGATCGTAGCTCACCGTCCTAATGCCGAGCGCACCAGTCCCGTAGGTGACAGATTGTTTCTGCCACCACCGTTTGGCGACACCAGACGGCCCGCCCTGGGCGAACCAGACCGATCCATTGGTCAGATTGATGTACGGCGAGACGAGTACCACGTCGGCAGGCACACCTACCGGATCGACGGTGTAGAACTGATGGCCCTGACCAACATAGATCGTCTCGCCCTTGACATGCGGCGCCGCCAAGGTTCCATCCTGACCGCGCAGCACGTTCACGTCCGTTGAGGTATCAACTCCCAGGCTCACCACGCGCATGAGCTCCCCTTCGACAAAGAGCCGTATGCCCGAAGTGAGCCCGGAAGTGGATGCCACATTGATAAGGCCCGACGACGCCGACACGTTCTGGCTCAGCGTCGTGGAGCTCAACGTCACGGTGGCCGGCATCGGCTACCGCTCGATGTAGCCGAAGCTGAACTGATACGACGCCGCACCCGACTGCGACGGACGGATCTGAGCGATGTTCAGATTTCCACCCGGCGCGATCACGAGCGGCGCGAAGTACTGAACGCAGTGGTTCACATTCGTCCCCGATGTCGCGAGTGACGAGTGAATCGATCCGTCCGGCGAGCCGAACTTCATCAGGATGGTGTCCTGGACGACAGGGATCACCTCGCGGACGATCTGCTGGCCCACCTTGACGCTCGACGTCATCGCCGTGACGACGGCACCAAAGTAGACGACAGCGCCGGTATCCGAGGAGCCGTTGCTCTTGGTGCAGACTGGAGTGATCGCCGTGCCGCCGGAAGACCGAGCCGTGACACCACCATTGTCCAGGTAGATCGTGGTGTAGTGGAGCGTCCCCGCCGAACCTGCCGCCGTCACTTCGAGGAACAGGTAGACGGGGATGATGTTCTTTTGCCCGCTGTTGTACAGATGCAGCAGCGCCTTGGTGTCAGTGTCCACCACCACAGGCGCCGCATGGCCGGCGATACCCGTGGCGAGCGTGGCGTTGGAGCAGTGGAAGAACGAACCTTCATCCGCGAAGGTGTAGTCGCCGCCCCCAAGGGGCAGGACGTAAGCTTCGCGGTAGGGACCGGTTCGAGTAGGCAGATCAGCGTTGGAGCTGTCCGCCTCCCGCGACGGGAGTGCTCTTGCGATTGCCATTTCTCAGCTCTCCTAGCTCACGGTGCTCGTAACATTGGTGACGGTCCCCGCCATCGGTGTCGCCACAAGCTGCACCCACACCTCGTTCATGGCGATGAACTGATGCCAGACCTGACCAGTTGCGTTTGCGGTGATGACATCGTACGAACTTCCGGCGCCGCTGAGGCCGCCAGAGAACGTCAGCGTGTGAGCCGCCGCGCCATCGCCGACGACGTTCAGGATGCAGCCATCGAGATCCTTCGACGGGACTGCGATGGTCATGGCGAGCGCGCCGGTCCCGTTCAGGATCGCCACAACATCCTCCCCGGGCTTCGGCAGGGTGATGGCGCCGGCCGCCGAATAGGACTCGGTGCGCCGGACCCGCCCGTAGGGCGAGTACGGAGATCCGGCGATGCCCTGCCCGAAGTCCGATGGATCGCCATGAACGACCCGGGCCGACGACGGGTGCGCTACCTGCAGCGTGCTGAGCTGCCCGCGCAGGATGGGAACGCTGGTGGACCCGGACACGTAGTCCTTGCTCACCTGGACGATCTCGCCGTTGATCTGAGCGATGCGGCCAGCGGCGAACGACGTGGCCGAAGCCACGGTCATGACCTTGCCGCCTGCCCCAAGCGCGGCCGAAAGGGTGGTTTCTGCGAGTGCCATGGTTGCCCTCCCTACCCAACCACCCGGCAAGCCAGGTGAGGCAGCAGGATCGAGGCCCCGTGCATGATGTCCATGCGGTTCTTGTTCTGGTCGTCCGTGGTGTCGTACTGCTGGACGAACCGGAGTGAGATGCCCCAGTCCCGGTCGCGGGCGAACGTCGCCTTGGCTCCGGCAATGGGATCTTCGAGGTCAACCATTACGAAGGCCGCGAAGTCGGGGTCGAACATCAGCGACTGCGGACTGACAACCGACGTCAGCGCATCACCCGCCGGCTCGCCCCAAACCGAGATGGCCGCGCCGTTTGCGGGCGAAGCGGAGACGGTCTGCAAGGCGCCCGAGGTGATGATCGAGGGGCTGATGCTCAGGGTGGCTGCGCCGGCCGTGTCCGAGATGTCGGCCGTGATGACAAACTGCTGCAGTCGGCCCGTGGACACCTTGCTCAGCGGGTTCACCGAGTAGACGTTCGCGATGGTGAAGATGTCGCCCTTCTTGAGCGAGGTGGCACCAGAGGCCCAGGCCTGAGTCACGAGGCTCGAACCAGTCTGGCTCGCTCCGTTCACGGTCGGGGATGCCGCCGTGAAAGAGCCCGTGGTGTGGCGCGGGACGTTCTGGTCTCGATACCACTCGGACACGCCAAGCTGGCCCCGACCCATCAGGCCCCGCTTGAACATCTGCGAGATGGCTTCCTGAGGGTTGAACGAGGTCAGGTTGGCATTGACCAGTGTGATCGAGGCGAGGCCGTCCAGAACCGCGATGAGGCGGTCATCACGGCCGGCACCGTCGAAGATCTTGTTGAACGCCTGCAGGTACGTCAGGTTGGTGCTCGGGGTCGTTCCCGGAGTGCCGACCGAGTTGTAGACCGATGCGTAGACGTCCGCCATCCCCAGGGCATCCGCGTCCGAGGCCAGAGTGTCGGCCGCCGGATTGACGTACCGCTCGCGCACCCGGTCCAGCTCGAGAGTGGCCTGCGCCGACGTCCAGGCGAAGTCCACGCCCGTCTGGTAGGAAATCGTCACCGGGACGGTGCGATCGTAGAGGGCCTGCGGGCTCCAGCCGGAGCCGCGTCTGACCGTGTACTGCTGGGGCAGGCGGGCGAGAACGGTCGCGCCAACCTTGGCCCCAGACTGCATGAAGCTGTCGTCATACGAGCGGTTGAAGTTCGCCACTCCCTTTACGGAGTTGATGAACCTCTGAGCCGTCTCGTTCGTGACCCAGGTGGGGGTCACCAGAGTGTTCGCCATGAGGTGCTCCCGAAGAAGCTAACCGAAGTGAGCTAGTGGCTCCCTTGACGGTCTGACCCGTGTTGGCCTCTGGCGTGGCCTGCGGGCCTCACTTCTAACCCGGCCGCCGATGCCAGCATTGCAGCGTGCCGAGTACTCCGGGAGCGACCAGCGTAGCGGGTGGAGCAATCCGCTCGCCGAGGTACGTCAAGCGAACTATGCGCCCGAGCGGCTCGGTTTGTCAATACCTTACCGCGCCTGCTTCTTCCGGGCCATGAATGTCTTGAAGTCGATATCCCCGGTAATGTCGGGCTCGGCCGAGACACTCCCGGCCGCGACCGGCTTGAGCGGGGGCGGGGCCTGGCTCTTAGGCTTCGGCGCCGGCTCGGGCGAGACATCCTGCGCCGACTTGTCGAACTTCGCTTCAAGCCGGCCCACGTACCGCGCGACCGAGTAGCTGTCGGGCAGTCGGAGAATTTTCTGGTATTCCTCGGGGTTCTCCGCGAAGTGCAGCAACAGGGCCGGGCCAACTTCGGACTCCACGATAGCCTGGGCCAGATCGCTTTGCGCCGTCGCGGGCTCGCCCCGAAGCGCCAGAAGGGCGGTTGGGGTCATCTCGGAGACGAGGCCGGCGATCTTCTCCCGCATGTCCGGGTTGGCCTCAAATGCCTTCTGCATCCGCCCAAAGAAGGCGCCGTGCTGGGCCTCGAGGGCCCTGTGGCGGCCCTCTTTCTCGGCGGCCTCGGCCCGCTTGCGCTCCCGCTCCTCGGCCTTCCAGTCCGTCAGCTTCTCGACGAACTCCTCGTACGTCTCGTAGTCCTCGACCTTGGGCTTGTCCCTACCAGCATCGGCTTTCGGTTCTGGCTTAGGCTCCGACTTGGTCTCGGGTGCCGCCGCCTTGGCCTCCAGTTCCCTAACGCGCGCCTCGAGCTTCTCGGCCCGCTCACGCTGCTCCTTGGCCTCCCTGGTCGCCTCCATGACGCGAGCGCGGGGGTCGAATCGAGGGTCGCCCTTCTTGCTCTTGTCCTCTGCCTCGGGCTCCTCGGCCTTGACCGGAGCCGGAGCCGGATCTGGTGACTTGGTGGGCTCCTTTTCGGCCTTGGCGCGGGCCTCGGCTGCCGCCTTGCCGCCGGCCTTCCCGAGTTCTGCGGCAGCCTTGCTGAGCGGGTTCTCTGGCTCGGCCGGCGCCGCGCCCTGGTCCCGAATGACACGGGGTTCCTTGCCGTTCTCCTTGATCGGAGCCAGCACCTTGACCATCTCCTCGGCGGTTTCGTGGTTGGAGGTGATCTCCATACCCCCAACGGCTACGGTCGAACCCATCGGACCTCCCCTATCTCCCTGTCAGTACCCAGTGCAGACGTCCCCACAGGTCACGTCGTGCCAACTCGTCAAACCATGCCCCGAGGTCGGCTACCTGCCGCTCGAGCCGGTCCACCCGCTCCCGCGTGAGCATCTCGTTGTGGAGCGCCACGTCTACCTTGCGATTCCGTGTCAGTTCCCTCAGCCCGCTCATGCTTGTGGCTCCACGGGCTCAGGCTTCTCCGGCGCCTCACGCCCCAGCTCCCCCATAACCGCCTCATGCTGCTGCTGGCCGGCCGCCATGGTCCGCTCGTGGTCCATCTGCTGTCCCGTTTTCGCCGCATCCAGCGCCGCGGCCTCGCGAACCTGGCGGAATTCGTGCTCGAGGTTCAGCATCGTCAGCAGCGCCTCAAACTTCTGCTCCATCCCGGCCAGCGCCAGCTTCGTCTCATTGTCAGCCGCCGCAATCCGCAACTTCGTCTCGTTGTCCATCTTGGCCTTCATGAGCGAGGCTTCCTGCTTCGCACGGTCTGTCTCAATCTGTTGCATCGCCATCTGCAACTGCTGACCCATCATTTGCATCTGCTGTTTCATGCCAGCGAGCTCGGCCTGCATCTGCTCGGGCGGCGCCTGGCCGTCTTCATTCTCCCCGAGGCCCGGGAACGTACGCTCGCGGATCTTCTCCATCCGCTTCGCCATGTCCTTTGAGCCAGGCCAGTCCGCATAGTTTAGGAAGATGTCGCCCATCATCATGAACAGTTCTGGCTTGGCGCTCAGCAGTTCCCCGATCTTCTCGCGGCCCTCATCCAAGCGCGTCTGGAAGGCCTTGCCGATGGAGATGGACACGTCGTACACCCCACGACTCAGATCGTAGTACTTCGCCCCCTCAGGCATCGGCGCCGACTGCTGCGGATTCCAGCCTTGAACGAGTTGCGGGCGCTTCTTGTCGTCCGTCGTGTACGGCGCCCCGATCATGACCGCCGTGCTCTTGCGGTCGTCGCCATGGATGATCCGAATCACCCGCTCCGGCCGGTCATATATCTTCGGGATCAGGTCGAGGATCACCTTGGCCTCGTACTTCATGCTGATATCGGCCAAGTTCTGAAGATAGTGGCTCGTCCCGGCGTCCGCCTGCTGCTGAAGCGCAAGGATCGCCTTCCCGCTCCGCTCCTTCTGTGGCAGCCGGCCCAGCGATGGATCAAAGACGGCCGTACTCGCCTGGATGAACTGGTCGGCTTCCTGCAGCGCCATCATGGCAATCGACATGCCTGAGGCGTCGATCTGTGCCCGCTGCGGCGCCGGGAGACCCTCAACGTGGTTGTATGGCAGGTACGGCAGGAGCGCACGATTTGCCTGCTTCCACCATGCCTCGTAGCCCTCAAATTGCTTGGCGGCGCCGACGAAGGGCGCCTTAGGCTCAAGGCTCATCCGCTCCACGAGCGTTGAGGCTGCGAAGTTGTACAACGTTTGCCCGTCCTTCGCCGGCCCGATCAGTCCAACCAGACGCCGCTCCTCATCGAAGGGCTGCAGTTCACGGCCAACCACGGGCACAATCGGGATGTACTGGCCCGGCCAGTCGCGCTCAGCCTCGAGCACCTCCCAGCCGCACACCTTGCTCACCTTGACCTTGGGTGGCTCGTACTCGTCGCCTTCGCTGTATTCCTTCGTCCAGTACTCAGCAACCAGCACGTCATCGTCCCTAACCCATTCCGGGATGGTCCGTTTGCTCTGCTCCCACTCCAGCTTGGTTGAGGGCGTCTGCTTGGCGTTCGGGAACTCCTCTTTGAACTTGTCCGCGCTCATCCACGTCAGGACGAAAGCGAAGCACCCATCCGACCAGTCCGGCTCTTGCGCCGCAGGGTCGAGCAGCACCCCGTCCTGGTGATAGATTCGCTTCAGAACAATCCGCTGATCACCCTTCATACCGCCGGAAGGGTCGTACTCGGTCAGGATGCGGTAGTATCCGCGGCCTGCCGAAACGGCACGGTCGAAGGCCCAAAACCGCGCGAGCTCGCCGCCATCGCGCTCGATGCTGCGATAGAGCCCCTGCAGCATCTCGGCCGTATCGGGGTCGGCATCCTCGCTCAGCGGAGCAATCTGCACCCCGAGGTCGGCAGCGCGCATCTGGTTCAGGATGAGTTGTCGCGGCTGATCGAGCTTGTTGATGCTGAGCGTGGGTCGGCCCTCACGATCCTTTTTCGCCTGATCGGTCCACTGAAACTCGGGCACCTGAAAGCGGAGGTCTTCACGCTCACGCTCCCGCTGTGCCTCCTCGGCCTCGGTAGCGAACTTGAAGTGCAGCCGTGCCCGCTCGAGAAGCGATGCCGACTTGCCCTTGCTCATGCTCCGGCTCCTTGGTAGGCCACACACTTCTCGCAGGCCGTACCCGTTACGTCCTTCTTCAAGTGTGCCGCCCTCAGCTCTTGAAAGGGAAGCGAATTCCAGCCTTCAAGGAACGACACCGCGTGAAGGTCAGCCATCGACCACGTATCAGACGCATCGAAACAACACGCCGAAAGGTGCCCCCTGCTCGTGACGTGACCTTCCGTGAAGACCGACCAGCATGGGAGCGGCTCTCGAAGGGCTCCGATTCGTCCCTGGTTTCCTGCTGTCGGTCGATAGCCAAGGGCTTCCTCCCGTGCCGTCGCAAACGACCCCATGGAATAGAGCGGCAGCCAGTAGTGCTGATCCACGAAGGGGATGATGTGCGCCTTGAGGTAGGCTTCCATCTTCGCCTGCTGCTCTCCGTCATACATGATCGAGGAGGCGTACAGCCCCGTCTTCGCCCGAAGCACCTCGCGGACGTGGTAGGCGTCTCGAATGTTCTGCGTGGCTTGGTGGAACATTCTCGGGCCGACCTTCATCACGCGGACGAATTCTTCCTCTGACGCCGAGTTGACGGACCACTTGAGCGAATCGAGCCCGGCCCGCATGAGGTCCGCCACGATGTCCGACTTTGCCATCGAGGCATTCGACGTGAGGAAGACGTAGGGCATCTCGATCTCGCGCTTCAGATAGCGCACGGCATCAACCAACAGCTCAGGGACCAAGAAGGACTCCCCGATGAAGAAGACCCCAATTTCTTCGACCCCGCATTCGCGCATCTCGCGCGTGATGCGCTTGAAGAAGTCGAAGTCCATGTCCTTCGTCGGCTGCTTGTCCCGGACCGCCAAGGCGCAGAAGGCACAACGGTAGTTACAGCGACCGGTCAGCTCGATCTTGACCGAGCGCGGGGGCGGGATAGCCGTCGCCAACCGCTCGGCGGGGATTCGCGTGATGGAGTCGATCCGGTTGGTGATCGTTCCGCTCATGCCTGCCCCATCGAATGATCGAAGTGCTGCGCCTTGGGCCAAGAGATAGACAGCGCAGTCCTCACCGACCGCTCCGTCTCGTCCCTGATCTCCACCAGGTCGTCAGCCGTCAAGTGATCCGTCCAGACATGCGCGCGGTACTCCCCCGGCACGCCCTTGTAGTAGGAACTGTCCCGCCCATAGTCGGTGTCGAACATGTGCAGTCGGTCCCCGGTCTTGGCCGAATAGGTCCAGACGCCGGTATCCTCACGCGCGTCATCCCAATACGGCGTGCCGGGATAGGGCGTGATGATGGTCACATCGAAGTCGGCTGGCTTCTCGGCAAGCAACCAGTCACGGGTGGCTTTGACCGATCCGGCAGACTCGCCCGGATGTCCGAGCGACATGAGCGCCTTGACGCGGAGCCCGGCCCCAGCCGCGATCCGCAGCGCCTTCGTGTTGTTTGCCACAGAGCCCTTCTGCATGTTCCTCAAGATGCGGTCGTCGCCGGACTCAAAGCCGAACAGCACCTCGCGGAACCCGGCCTCGCGGAGAGCATCGGCCTGCTCGTCGGTGAACAGACTCGCCTTGACGAACCCGCGCATGGCGAACTCAGCACCTCGCTCCCGCTGAAGCTCGGTCAGCCGTCGCATCAGCACGGGCATGAGCGGCGACACGTTCAACTCATCGTCGAGGAACATGAAACCTTCGAGCCCGTAGCGGCCATGGAGGCTGGCGACTTCGCTCAGGATGTGCTCGACTGAGCGGAAGCGCACCCTCCGATAAAACGGAGAGTACCGCCCACCGCAGAACGCGCAGCCGAACGGGCACCCGAGCTGCGTCACGACAGACGTGGCCCGCTTGCCGTCGATCCGGTACTCGTAGGAGTCGAAGTCGAGCAGGTGTCGGGCCGGCGCCGGGAGCCGGTCCTGGTCCATGACGTAGAGCGACGACTTGGGGTCGTCGGCGTCGATCAGTCCATCCCTCGTCATGGCCTCGAAGATGGCCTCCTCGCCATCCCCGGCCACCACGGCATCGAAGCAGCCCAGCAACTCCGCGAGGCGCCGCCGCCCTCGCTCGCTACCCCGCTTGGCCGCAGCCGCCATCATGGTCGCATGAGCACCGCCGAGGACCGTCCGGCCGACGAGCGTCATCCGCATCACGGACGGCATCTGCGCCGTGGTCGCCGTCACCCCGATCAGGTCGGCCTCGACCGCCACGTCTGGCGACTTTCCGGCCAGATCGAGCACCGTCACGTCATGGCCCTCACGCTCAAGACATGCCGCCACACGCAACACCCCAAGCGGCGGGAATACCTTGTCATCCAGCAGGAACGCAGACGGCGGGTTGACTAGAGTGACGCGCATCGCTGGTAGAGCCAACGCTTCCGAGTCGGCCCCTTGTAGTGGACGATAGCGGCGTGCTCGTGCCGGTCCTCGGTGTTCTTCGGGGGGTAGTTGAACTCCACACCGGGCAGGAGAACGTAGTTCCAATCCCGCGACTTCAGCACCTCACTCGCCACGATCTGATTGCCCATCCAATGCCGATGGTCCTTCGGCGCCGCCAGGAGTCTCCTGACGACTTCGCTCCAGAACTCCTTACCATTGCGCTGGAAGACGACACCGATGTTGAAGTCCCCGCACCACATGAACAACTTTTCGCCCGGGACCAGCGTCCCGTGCCGGTCGGTGAGCGCGAAGTCCCATGTGGCACCGTCGAAGACATGCCGCACGTCCTTCTGGATGATCACATCGGTGTCGATCAGCAGCCAATCCCCCTCGCAGAGCGAGTAGTGGCGTGCGGTGGCAATGCACAGTGGCTCACGAGGCAGACGCCGGATCGAGTCGATGCCATAGATCGGGGCGCTCGTGAGGTCGGTGAGTTGAGTGATCTCGACATCCGGCATCACCTTGCGGATCGAACGCACCATGTTGCGCCCGAGGATATAGTGGATCGGGTCGCGCTCGTATGTTGTATAGAAGCCGATCCTCAATAATTCCCCCTCCGTGCGGCTTCGCACGTCTCAACCTCCGAGGGCTCAAGCACGCCAAGATTTGCGAGTGCCTCGTTTTGTTCGACACACTCGGGGCAGGTGGCCCGCCAGAATCCGGTGTCAGTCTCGCCCTCGAATAGCGCCTGTCGGTCATGGGCATCCCTGTCATGTGTCATCGCCTCACCTCTATGTGCCACAGTCTCTTGCAACGTGAGCGGGACCAGCATTGCCAGAGCCGTCCGCCCCTCAAACGGCTTGTAGGGGGGGACGAGAACGTGGTTTGGAAGGGCCGGTGCCAGCTTCCGCACATTCGCCACTCCCTTGCCGGTAGGCCCTGCTTTGAAGTCATCGAAGGCGTAGACAGCCCCCGGCGCCGAGAGTCCTAGGACCATCGGCACCTCGTCGTCCTTGATGCGCCCATCGAAGAAGAACACCTCGGCCTTCACCCCGGCCTGGATGAGCTGCGCGAACATCTGCCGGCTGGTCTG